TTAACTGCATGTGCTCCAATATTGATAAGAAGCCAAGATTTTCCAATACCTGCAGGTGCCATTACAACTCCTAATTCTCCTGGGGCTAATCCGCCGTCCATTAAATCATCAATTACATCCCATCCTGTTGTTATTGTATGTCGTGCTGCTTCATTGTATCGGGCTGCTACATCCGTTACATATTCTAATCCAATATTAGTATCTGCTCCGGCTTTCATGGCACTATCAATTTTGGTTTTTATTTCGTCAAAATTTCCATGTTTTAACAAACTAACCGAATCCATTATAGCTTGTTTAATTTCTTGATTCTTGCAAAATTTTAAAATTTCATCTTTAACAAATGTCAAGTCATCTGACTCCATAAATCTGAACACATCTTTCAATTGTTCTAATACGGTTGCTTTTAATATGTCATTTTCAATTTCCGTTATTTTTACTTTTAAAACATCTTTGCTAGGAGGTGTTTTATATTCTCGAAAATGTGTTAATATAATATCTAATAACCAACTATTTGCATCAGACTCGAAATATTCGGCTCGTATAATATCTGATATTTGCTGTAAAAATAACCTATCTGTAAACATGGCAGCAAGAACTTTAACTTGAAAGCCCCAACCGTAGTCCGATAATTTTTCTGTCATGTAACTATTATAAGTAAAATTAATGTAAATTCAAATTTATTTATGCGTTTGTTTTGCAAATGCATTTAATGATAACCAGGTATTAGTTATCCATTCCGGCAAATTTTTCATTATTGCCCACATCTTATCTTCATAAAACAATCGTTGGAATTCTGCCCTATTTAATTCAGGCACTGGTTGTTCCATTATACCTCGTATTTTTGTTGCGGTCTGCGCAGGAATATCCAAAAGCTTTATGTTCATTAATCTATAATTTTTATCAATTGTATCATAATTATTCATTACTTTTTGATAATTTTTAGATTCATTCAATTGAATTTCAGTGTTACATTTTTCTTGTAAATCCGTTAAGGTAAATTCCATGTTACTAACAAGCTCTGGAAATGTTTTTAGAATTGTCTTTGGACCAAATCCATCTACTCCTGGAATATTGTCTGACGCATCTCCTGTAAATGTACGATATACAACATAATTTGCAGGATGAACACCAAACTCCTCAATCAATGTTTCTTCATTATACATTTTCTTTTTGATTGGTGACCAAACTTGCAATGTAGGACTTATTAATTGATAGAAATCTCTATCCGTAGAAACAATTGTCATTTTTTTGCAAGTGTCTTCATACATTTGAGCAATATATGCAATTGTGTCATCTGCTTCAATTCCATCCATCGAAATAAATGTAACAGGCAAATTATCTAGATATGAAATTAAACGACTAAATTGATGTCGCATTGATTCTTGTTCTTGTTCCAATGTAGAATCATGATGATCGTGTCTGCGCAATTTAGTTTTGTTTGCTCGATTTCCTTTATAATCTTTATAAATTCGTTTTCTTTTTGCCGAGCCGCCTCGACCATCAAATACAATGATGCATCGAGTAGGTTTAAAGTCTCTAATTGTTTTGCCAACTGAATATAAGAATCCGGAAATACCACCTACGTGATCGCCATCTTCATTATATGCAGGTGTGGCTCCAAAACTTCTAATAAAAGTGTTAAGCTAAAGGCCGTCAAATACCATAAGATGATCATTCACCTCGGTATTGACGGCATTTTCTTGCTTTAATTCATTAAATAATTTTTGATATCTATTCATGTTTTTTATTTTTACAATTTTCAAAATGCCAACGCTTAGTTCCACGCGGACTTCCAATTTTACCGCAATATGTACATTGAACTGCGATTGGTTTATTTTTTATAACGTATGGACCTCGTTTAATTCCTCGTTGTGCGTCTGATATTTTTTGTCTAATTTCTAAACTTCTAGTAGTGCCTTTATATAACGCACTAAGCTTAGTTTTAGTTTCGTCAGAGTGTTTTATTGGTATTCGTGTTTTTCTAGTTTTTGCAGCAATACTTAATTTTTGTTTGTGTTCATCTGTAAGTATTTTGCCTTTTTGATTAATACTAGATGTTTTCGAAAATAATTGACGAGCTCTATCATAATCAGCGGACGATACTTGATATGATCTAGTATATTTTAAATTTGAAACACGCCTCGACATCATCCAGTATGCATAAACTAATTTTGATTCATTTGGATAAATTTCACATAAGAGCTTATGAACAATAAAATGTTCTCGTGCCGTTAAATTTACTAAATTAGTATTTTGATTAGTTCCACCTACACACCTAGGAATAACATGATGCTTTTCACGATAACCTTGCAATGTTCTATTGCGAGCTCTATCAATTATAGCATCATGTATTCTTTGGTAATTCATAACTTATTAATTTGCTTGTTAACCTTCTTCATCAATTACTTCATTGACAATAATAACATCATCAATTCCACCATCAATTCCTGCTTGATATTTGAATATGTAAGCATCGCAAATTCTTTTATATAACCTGTCTTTCATTTCCGGGTTGTTAATTACCTTTTCAACGAAATCCTTGCTTTGGAATTTAATTTCTCCAAAGGTTTCTCCAGTTTCATGATCTACATCTTCCATTGTATACCATGCACCTGACTGTCCTACTAAATCAAATGATTTCATTACGCCTAACCATCCGCCCCAATTATCAATTCCACTATCATAGTAAATTTCATAATCTATTTTACGATGCGGCGGACCCATTCGATTTTTAACTACTTGCACATTTGTTTTGCTTCCTACAATTTGTTCAGCTCCGTTTACCTTTGCTTTGATTTGTCCTGTATTTTTAAGACGAAGACGAACTGATGCGTGGAATGGAATTGCTTTACCACCCGAAGTTGTCCAAGCATCACCAAATGATACACCCATTTTAACACGTAATTGATTGGTAAATATCAAACAAATTCGTTCTCGTGCAATCCAATTGGTAACTTTACGCATTGCTTTTGATAAAATAATAGATTTACTGGTTGCATATCCGTCTTTATCATATTCAGCTGACATTTCAATTTTTGTAGATGCACCCATAATTGAGTCTACTACAATTGTAACTAAACGGTCTTTGTCTGATTTGCGTACACCTTCAACAATTGTTTCAATGGTTTCAAATATTTCTTCAATTGTTTCTAATGGAACATACAACATGGTTTTTAAATCAACACCAATTGCTGCTAAAAATTCGGAACTAGTAGCCGACTCAGTATCAATATATACAGCCAATCCACCTTTCTTTTGCGTTTCTGCTAAAGTGTGTGCTGCTAATAATGATTTACCAGATGCTTCTAATCCGGTAATTTCAGTAATCCGACCAACAGGAAATCCACCATATGGTCGGTTTGAAATTGCTAAGTCGAGCATTGAGCATCCCGATGATATCCATTCTTTAACATTGCTGGGTGAATCATCATCACCATCTAAAAAGAATGCAGTCTTTAATGCCTGCCCTTTAAATTGCTTGTTAATGCTTTCTGCAAGGGTGTTTGCTAAACTGTCTTCCAGTTCTGACTTACTTTTGCTCTTTGCCATTCGTTACTCCTTAATTAAATAGATCATTAAATGCTGATGCAACATCCTCTACTTTACCTGCAATTGGTTTTGCGGTTTTAGTTGGAGTTGCTGGTGCTTCTTCAGAATCAACATCTGCGTCTGCATTTTCAGGATTCATCCATTCTTTAAGAGCTGTTTCTAGTTCTTCATAAGTTGGTTCAGGAAATAAATCTGTAATCTCTGGTTGAGACATAATTTTTGTTGCAATTTCTTTGTCTTCAGTTGCTGCACTAGTTGCAGGCTTAACACGAATTGTTGTTTTTGGGAAATTCCCACCTTCTGCTGGAGTGAATTCAACATCAATATCACGCCCATTCATTAAATCTGTAATGTCACCATAATCTGGATCTGATACGATACTTAATAATTCCGTGTAAATTTGTTTACCGAATCCCCAAAATTTAACTCCTTCAGATTCTTTGCCACGAATAATTACAGGAACATATGTTCTCATTTTTGGTTCAATCTTACGACCCATTAACCATTCGTCTTTGTCACCCGTCTTTTTTAGTTTTTCTGCAAACTCTACAATTGGATCTGCATTACCGAATGAAATCGGAGATAGCATAGATCTTTTGCTAATGTCATAATGAAAATACAATTCTAAGAACGGATTGTCTTTGCGGTGTATGTACGGGACGAT